GACAACAGTCCCACCAATAGTTTCTGAAACTTTAATTGCAGAAGTATTAGAAGCAATAATGTAATAATAAGAATTTCCTGTTAATCCAGCTATTTGAGTTTCGCCAGCTGGAACTGAATAGTAAATTTTATCATTTACATTTAAATACGTATTGGCAGAAGCAATTAAAATACTATCAGAACCAGCAGTTACGCCAGTTGTATTTGGTGTTACGTTTAATGTAGTAGCTACCGTTGCATATTTTGTGATATACTGTCTTGGCTCATCGTAAAAGTAAATTTTTTCGCCAGACATAAATGGGAAATTACCACCAAATTCATTAATATTAAGATAATTTCCATAATTCAAACTTACAATAGAATTATTGGTTGAAGCGGTATCGATACCAGCATTAATATTCGTATTATAGTTGTCGATTGTTTCTACGCGATATCCACTGATATAAGCTTTACCTGGATCTACAACAACTGTAAGTAAACTAGCTTCTGGCGAATTTGTATTTGCAAATACAGGAAGAACAGATTTAGTTGTTACTAAAAATTCGTCTAATACATAGTCACCAGCTTCATCGGAAGTACGACGAGCGATTTCTTTATTAATTTCGTTATATGCAGTATAAACATTTTGCTTATATGGCTTACCTTCACTGAAATCAACAAGGCTATAGAACGAATCAGATGCATTCGCCTCGGAAGTTGATACAACAGTGAGGTATGGTAACAGTTTAAGTCTATCAGCACCAGGAGCTTTCGCATTAGAAGTTCCCTGAACATTATCTAATAGTGAAGAGTCTTCATTGCTGTTTACGATAGTTTCGCTTGTATCGAATACAACAGAAACCTGATCAGGAATGTTAGTATATTTTGTTACAACAACGCTTTGGGGTTGAACTTTAAGGAAATATCCTTTCTGATAGATATAACCTTGTGTAACAGCCATAGAATAACCATAACCAGAAGCTGTAAACCCATAAGGAGTTTTAATCTTAGTTACATAGTTGTAAGCAGTAAGATTCAAATCATTGATAGAAGCAGCTGCATTCGTTTTTGGCTTAATTGTGACATGGGGAACAATGCTATAACCAGCACCACCACTTGTAACTGAAATGCCATTAACAAAACCGATAGCATCGGTAATAACTTGACCAGCGGCATTTTTACCAACTGTGCTAACAACACGTGCAGCTCCCGAAGCACCATTAGTGATATTATTATGAACTACACTATAAGAATCTGTATAGCTGTTATCAAACTTCCATGGTGTTGTAATTAAACCGAGATTTGTTAAATCGCTATTAAGTGGTTTGATACGAAGGATAATATCATCCCAATCAGTATCGCCAGAGAAGTAGTTTGGTAAAATTTCATAAATTGTTGCCTGACTACCTGTATCGGGCTGAGTGATAGTGTCACTAACTGTGAAATTAGATTTCCAAGCATTTGTATAGCCTGAATCAGTTTTTCTGAGACCATTAGGATTTCTAACTCGGATAGCTGATGTGAACACAACAGTGTCATTGTTATTAAAACCAAGACCGCCATTATTCACAGAAACGGAAAAGAGTGAATTTACTTTGCTTCTGATGGTAAGAGTTTCGCCCTGACTGAAGCTGGTTGTTGAACCATCATAGCCACTATTATTGAGTTTCAAATAAAGAGTATTCGTATCACCAGTTGTGGAAGCTTCGGATCCAGAAATTGACTCTAAAATTGTTCCCTTCAAACCAGAAGATTCAGAAACAACATCATAACCAATATATGAAGAAGGTGTGGCAGGATATCCGTTAATATCCTGATCAGAAATACGTACATAGAAATAACTAGGATCGAATGTAAAGTTTACACCAGAAACAATGCTACCATTTTTAAAAATGTTTGAACCAAATTTTTCAATTTGATTTTGAAAAATTGCTTGGAGCTGATTTAACTCACGAACCTGTACTGAAACTCCTGGTTTGAATAGAACTCTATAAAAGCTCTTATTTTCATTGAAATCATCAAAATATGGAGAGACACTAAGATTAGTTTGTAATGCCATTTGTATTGAAACCTTTTTTAAAATTCAAAAACAAGCTTGAATGTTTCAGTTTGTGAAACAGTTCTTGTTATTGGCTCTATATTTTCCAAATAAAGAATTCTACCAGAACCAAATACTAACTCTGGTAAATATTTAGTCGTTAGAGAAGCAATAGCTCCTGAAGTATTACCAACAATTGTATCAGAAGTATTAAAAATACCATCTTGGTTTGTGACGAAAAAGTTAGTTTGCCCATCAACAGTTTGAACGGAATGAAGATATGCACTTGATGGTGTTTGCTCAACTAACTCATTATTTTCGAAAACGCCAGAAGTTACTGTAGCAATATATCTATATGTTTGAACGAATGTATCGAATTGTTTAGTTTCACCATTTCGAACAATAGAAGTAATATCAGTTGCATATCCACCAGAACTAAAGCCAACAGTAATAGCATCGTCTTTGATATGACCAGTTATAGTTTCTAATGTAATTGTACCACTGGATTTTTCAGATAAAGTACCATATGCCTGCGTATCAAGAAGATACATCGTTGCATTTGCATAAGTGACCAAGCTTTGTTCATTGAAAACAACTTCATCGGCATTTGTAACACTATTTACAGTAAATAAAGAGTCGTTTGTACCATCAGTAATATAAACCATGGCATTTGTATTTAGTACAGAAGTAAAAATGCCACCATACTCTGCATTGGCAGTTGTATTTCCACTATCGATATTCACATGATTCTGAACACGTTTTGGATAGAAGTTATAAACTGTTTCACCAAGAGAGAATGCACCTCTTTGTGTATCATAGTTAATAGTGGCACTTGAAAATTTTGGATTAAGCATCAAGCCAATCTGTCTGAACTGATTAGTTGATGGTACAGTATTACCTTCGGTACCAATAAATTTTGTGCTCACAGTAACAGTGGAACAATAGAGTTCGTTACCCTGATCAAACCCATGACCACCAGTTGGAGGAAGAATTGGTCTTACTGTTGCAACTGATTGGACAGGAACATACTCAGAGGCATAGACATTTGCAGTGGCAATTTTATAACCTGCACCTGCATCGAGTATTTCAACACGAGAAATACTATTACCCGATGCATTAATATATGCCCATGCAATTGCATTGGCGGTTTCGGTTTGATCGCCAGTAATGTACACTCTTGGGTAGATAGAATATTTCGAGCTATTATCGGGCTGGGTCGAGAACGAATTATCCAACTGAACGTAACGAGCAGTTGATTCTTCACCACCAGTATATGACATAATTGTTCTATACTGTCCAGAGCCTGTTCCTGCGGTGATTGTTAAAATGCAACCCTTATAGAAGTCGTTTTGTGGATTAGCACCTGCAACGCTGATACCATAGTAATAGGAATTTGAAAAAATACCAACGTCTGCTGTTGAGAACGATCCATTGGCAATATAGTTATCATAGCCATTACCGATAGCAGTAATTTTGATGGAGTCAATTGAACCAGCAATAGCATTGCTACTTACAGCTGTATTGGCAACAAAGGGAATGAAATTTGTTGTTGAAAACTTATCGAAGGTAGTTTCTTCTACGGTATACATGTATTTCCATGTATAGCCATCAGTAGGACTAAACTGTAACCCATCGGTACCGATCTCTGAAAATGATGGTTTTACGGTTGATGCAACACCACTATTATTACTAAGACACTTATAGACATGGTAATATGTACCTTCTTTTGCACATATAAAAAAGTCCTTGGAGGACAGTGTTGTGTCTTTATCATCATACATTGCATAGACAACACCAGACTGCCATATGATACGTTTGATCATAAGTGACACATCGGTGTTAGTGACCATTTTACCAAATATCATATTTCTATAGACGTCATTAGTTGTGCCATAGACATCATCATAGATTTTTGTGATTGTACTATCAACGTAGTCTAAGTGATTACCAGCAAAAACATAGTAGTAATCAGAGTCAGCATTCGATCCAGCAAAGGAGAATGTATTGACAAAATTCTGTGCACTGGTAAAACGATAGTAATTGGGAATCAAAGACTCGGTCATTTATTGTCCTAAGTTATCTCAACGGTTGAGAATATATTTGTTGGCACAGGAAGTATAGAGCTTCTCACAGTAGATGCAAAATATTTAGTTCCTGCAATATGAAGAAGTTGTTTGAGCATCGCCTCATATTTATCTAATGTTACAGAAGAACGAATTTCATAGGAGAACTCCTGATAATAGTAGCCATCATGGAGCTTTTTATTATTAGAGGGGAAGCCATTGTTTGTTCTATAATAGCCTTGCGCTTTACCTTCCTGACCATGCTTTTCAACTGCAGTTTCATTACGTGTTCCGAGGTTCATTACCACAGTACCTTCTCTGAGACCATCAGTGGATATAAAAGAACCAAATTCTTTATGGCGATACCCATATCCAGAGTCAATGACTTGTATGTTATTGACTGAGCCAAAGGCAGAAACGACATTGGTGTTTATAACGGAGTTGAGACCCATGGCTTTAGTTTGATACTGAACATAGGTATTATTAATAATTGCAATAGCTCCAGAGGTTGTACCCAGTATCTCATTATTGGTATAGTATGGGTCGAACTTATTCTCATAATTTAATAGGCGAACTTCCAGTGCACTGGAATTCGATGCCTTGACCATACCTTTGGCACCAGTATCCTGTATAACGATTTCACCAGCAAAGAAAGTAGCTGTGGCGTTATTAAACTGAATTACGATGTCTTTTTTATTCGATGCTGCGATGAGTGGCTCTTTGATACGTACAACTGGAGGAATATTATACTCATACCCCTGATCTACGGCAACAAGGCTAGTCACACCACCAATTGTAATTTCATCATAGTTTAATATGTTACCTAGCTTGTTATTATTTGTAGTATTGGCAATAACAGTTGCACTGATACCAAAGTCAAAGGAATCAAGTGGGACAGTGAGATAATCAAGAACAACGTCGGTATTTATTTCAATTGTTTCGGGATAGGATAAAGAATCAGCAATTTGGAAACTAGCCAAATACCCCTTGGAAATACTAGCAACTGTACCATTACTATAGTTGTTACCATCATATGATATGGAATGGATGTAATTACCTGTATTGCTATAGAACTGAAATTTAGCAGGGGCAAAAGAGAGTGATGCATTAGAAAGGGCAATAGTTGGCTCGAGGTCTAGTATTAACTCATTGCTATCGATAATGCCTGAAACAGTAGTGTTGCTTTGTAATGCACCAAGACTTGGCCAAACACGAATTGTTGCATTGGCAAGGGCAACAGTAGGTGCATCAGAAAGACCGATAATTGTACCGCTCTCGATAGAAGTAACTGTTGTATTTGCAACTAGCTGACCTGCATTTGCCGTAACGATGTATATTGGTGAACCGACGATGATATGATTGGTGTTTGATACGGTTACGTTTGCACCAATACTACTAGTATTGGCAAGAGTGAATGAATTATTGACTACGCTAACTGCAGCTCCTGGAGCAATACCGACTGTAGTGGTAAGCTCTATATTCGCACCAGCTGTTGTATCAGCAATAGCTATAGTTGTGTATGGTGTTGAAAGGACCACACCAAGCTCAATTGTTATATTGACAACATCTGCCTGATTAAGTGTGTCGAGTCCATACAGTGTAACACCAGAGAGGAAAAGACCCGTAACGCTATTGAGTCTTAGTGTACCAGTAGTACCTAGTGCATTGACAGCAGCTACTATACCTTGTGCAGCAACTAGTCCTACACTGTCATACTGTACTACGGTTTCGCCTACGTTGAACTTTGGTGAATTTTCATAGTCAATAAAAACATTATCACTAGCTCCTACTATAGTGGCGGACGCTGTTTGATCAATATAGGGTACAATACCAACATCGGCACTGATTGCATTGGCTTCGGTATAATATGCAGTGGAGTCCATGTCTCCACTGATAACGGTAAAATAAAGATTTCCACTAGCTGTGTTTCCAACTACGTCCTGAATAATAGCCTTGCCTTTTTGACTACCACCAATATTATAGGTATATAAATTCGCGCCTACGGTGAATGCATCTGTTGCATCAATATAGCTGATTTGACCCTGTGGCGCAGTGACATAATCAAACTCGCCGAAATATGACGTATTGCTATAGGCACTATTTACCTGTACGTTACTAACCTTTAATACTTTCTCAGAAATAACGACATTGGCACCTACAGTGTAACCAAATCCACCGTCTACTAGTAGAAAGTCAACCTTACCAGTGACTTCGGATACTGCAGTCACCAAACCCATGGCACCAACGCCATAATTGCTACGCAGCTCTACTACGTCACCTGCAGCAAAGCTGTTACTACCTGTCAATACAGTGACGCTTGTCAGGCTACCAAGTATACGTGGATTATTGACTACTGAGCTTTGTGATGCTGTTTTAATTGTTTCGCCAGTGATGAAATGGCTGTTATGCTTGAGGTTGGATATAGTGAAAACTTCGATATAGACGTTCTTCACCTTTTTGCGTGTCAGCTTCTCAACGAATGCAGTTGTACCTGTTTGTAAACCAATGATCTGCTTGCCTACGAAAAAGATGTTCGAAGGTGATGGTGTTATCTCGAGGTATACCTTTTCATACCAGTCGCCACTAGAAAGCTTGAATAGGTCATCACCTGGAGTGTAAATTTCTGCAGGAGTATTAAAAACTACCTTGAACAAAAGGTCAATGGCACGTGCACTACCCTTGGAACGATATAAGTCCAAGCTATGCTTCACCATCTTCTTCGTGGAAGCTGCTGTATCGAACTGTACGTTCTTTAAATACTTTTCCTTGAAATAAATTAAAAATGAGTCTACGGTGCTGTCAATATCACGGTACTCACCAAGTCGACGTGCCTCATATACTGCACCACTACTTTCTTCCATCCACTTGTAATAGCTCTTGGCAAACTCGACGAATACTGGTCCTTCCTCCTGAATAAACATCGGGAAATGTGTTTCAATAAGATTCGATATTGTCTTTTCGGTGTTTATCATTCGCGCACAGTCTTAATGTTGATTACAATTTCGTCAGTACCAAGCTCCATAATATTATTGCCAGATATACTGATATCATCATATTCAGGAACACCATAGATACGAAGCTCCGTTCCATTATAGCTCTCAACATTAAAGTCAACTAGCTTGATAATACCATTAGTATAGTCAATTGTCCCTGCATCTTTTACCTTGATATGATTTCCATTCCCATCAGAACGCACTAACCTAACATTGCCATTACCATCATCCTCTAGTAATACAATTCCAAGGTTAGATACTACAAAAGACGAGCTTGTCAGTGCATGTGTGTCGTTTTCAGGATGAATTAATCCTAGCTCAGGACCACGTGCATAAAGTGGAACGCCAAAACGTATGATGATATTTTGTGAGACATTAAGGAATGGAACGATTTTCTTGAAAATTTCAATATTAGTTTCATTACTGATAATACTTTTTGTGGCAGTATCAATAGCCGATGTCAGCTTGGATTTGCGTAGAGTCACGTTGAAATTACGTAGGTTGACTGTGTCATAGTTGACAATGGTGTTGTAAACTGCAGTACGAATTTGATCAGGACGGTCTTTGGTAATATTGATGTTATAGTTGACCGTACTGGTGATGTTGTAATAAAGGTTCTCTGGCTCAATGAATACTGCATCAATGGATAATGGTGAACGTGGAGCTAGGAAACTAGCATACTCCAGCTTCTTTGCATCGGGTAAACCCTCGACGTCTTTCAGCTTAACCGAAACATACACCTTGCCATACAGTGGAGGTTCCAGCGTCTCACCACCAAATACAGCAATAGCTTCGATCTCAGGGAATGCATTACGCAACAGGATCTCGTAGTCAGTACTGGTGATAGCTCTTTCCTGTGTTTGGAAATATCTTGGTGCTTTGAAACGAATTTGCTCAATGCTCTCAGCGTCTGCACCGTTATATGATCCACCTGGATATTCAGCTGAAGTCATCAGCTTGCTGGATCCCTTATAAACACCACCAGAGGTCAAACCAACATCAGTGTCTAAGTTGAATACAGTTACACCATTACCCATCTCACCTTCGCTGACACGGTATTCGATAGTAACAACTGCACCATTGCGTGGACGGCGACCGATAATGTCGTCACCAAAGACCACTTCATACTTACCATTATCAGCTGCCTGCAGGAAAAACTTCGTATCGGTGCTTTTGATATCAAGTAGAGTTGCAGTATAAACATAGTCATAGGTAGTTGCACCTGAGTTTTCGCTTACAGTAACAGTGATGGAGTCAGTATCAACTGCAGGGTCGGTTAGTACAAATCTTTGGTTCTCCAGCGTATAGTCAATAACATAAGTGTCGGTCTGGTAGATGCCTTGGTAGATAGTAAATGGATTAACGATAGTGCTACCGCCGAGATTATCATACTCTCTATAGGAAACAGTGAAAACATTACGATCATTTTCGCTATCATAAATTGGTGTGTTGTTTACATAGTTTGCATCAGTGACAAATGTACGTGAAACACCCTGAGTCGTGCCGCTGAATCTTGTACCCTTCGGCATATACAATTCAGTTACCGTTGGATCCAAGTATATTTCGAATGGCTCCAGTGTGATACGCGATGACTTCTTACTACGTGGAAGGTAATTCAGCTCCTTGGCATGGCTGACGATGCTGTCTCTTAGCTGTGCAGAGTCCAAAAATGACTCCGAAGCTACCATGTTCAGATAAAAAGAGTTAAGGAAAGTATTGTATGCCAATACATCCAGCAGTATATTAATATTCGACCCCTCGAAGTCATAGTCTTTGAACGCTGACTGTGCCTTGAGGAAGTTCTTTAAACTGGTTTTTGTGCTATCAAAGTCGAGAGAAGTAAGTTCCAGTGAGCTATTAGCTGCCATTTATCGGACTCTTTGCAATATTAGGTTGAGAGTGTTTACATTATTACTATTTATCAGTGAAAATACGATCGTCGCTGTGACTGTATTTTTATTGTTTTCACTGAATGCAACATTGACTCCAAGCAAATTCACTCTTGGCTCATGGAATTGCAGTGTTTCTTTGATGTAATCCTTCATGTCATGCAGGGTAAAATTATCCATTGGCTGGAATAATGTGCGATAGACATTGCTGCCGATCCCTGGATTAAAGAATCGCTCGCCATAGTTAGTCATCAGCAGATTCTTTATGCTTTGTTTAATGCTCTCTGTATTTGTCACCCGACCGATATCACCCGACAGTGGATGTTTATCGAGATTAGACAGAAAATCAGAGTATATCTCTGGTTGTTTCGTATATGCAGTAATCGATTGTGCTCTAGACATTGTTTTTCTCTCGTTATAAATACATTCCTTGGTGAAGCTACACCATTTAATTAAATTAATTTAAAATACCATGGAAGACATACAGAATCATACAGAATCACAGGCTATCAGCCCATAGGCTATCCACCTGCAAATACATCACCCGACCCCACAGCCACAGACGTACAGCCAGATATTCCATCACCCACACGCCCACATCCCTTACCATTAATGAATACAGTAGTAGACCCCACAGCTATTGGTGCACCATGTACAGGGCATGGATCTCCTGGTAATAGATGTGGTGTATTACTATCTCCCTGACGACTCACCCCTATACCATTCACAAATACATTATCCGAATGACCACTCCTTACCATACCAGTGCAGTGGGGTACATCAGCATCTCCCTGTCTTGTTACTGCAGGCATTACTTTCTTTCCCTTTTCATTAGTTCTTTTAGCTTATCATTCCATGAGTCAATTTCATTATGTTCATCATGGCTATGCGGTCCATCGGGTATCACAGGGCGAAACTCTATTACATTATCAAACTCCAATGGTATATCATCATAGTTATCATAGGTATACAGAGTTTTGCCTATTAGTATAACGAACTTATGGGCGCTCATGGGTTCAGATCAATCCTCGGTGCTTTCATTGTTGTTGTTCCCCCTGACTTGGTATCCAGTGTAGAACCTACATTCATTACTGTCTTGGCAGAGCTCTTGGTCTCGAAGTCTCCCCCCTGTGCATCAGCTGATATACCCTTTGATGCCACAAAGTTAATGTCTCCTCCATTCGCTTTAATAGCAACCGAGCCACCAGCCTCTATATTAATGTCATTATCTGCCTTGATCGTTACATTCTTGGCTATCAAATACAAATCATCCAATATGATAATGCTCGCTCCACTCTTTATCATCAATCCATACTTATCAGATACAACTGTCGTCGATGATCCATCAATCTCTATATGCTGTCCTGCCGATGATACTCTCAAATTGCCATTGTACTTCAAATCTGTGTTGTTGTCAATAGTCTGTGTCATGCCTCCCTGAACATAACTATGCAAATGTCCCTTGATACTGTCTACTCTACGTCCATCGCTACTAAACTCCATATATGATCCCGAACGATGCGCAAGTCGAATGCGCTCCTTACCAGGAGTATCATCAAATTCAAACTCATGACCAGACTCGGTTACGCTCTTCTTGTTATAATAATACTCTGCGTCATAACTCGTCTCTGGATGTCTCTGCTTCTGCTTCTCTTCATCTGCCATCACTTAGTTCCTATCACTCTGTTAACCGTTCCCGTTACACTATATCCTACGCCTGCATTCCTGTTCAATGTTGATCTGATTCCGTTAATCGTCAATGCATCAGGTAAATTAACCGTTATGCTCGAGTTCTTTAATGAATTGATCGCATAGTTTGCATTTACTATCTTCGTGTTCGGTATAATCGTACTCGATCTTACTCTCGGTGCAGTTCCTCTCGATGGGGGTACTGGTGGTGCTGTGCTTACCGATACTATGTTTCTACCATTCGCACGATTAATAGCCGCTACCTGTGCTAAACTCGTTACTCCATTGACATTTATGCTCGAATTCAAGAATGCACCAGATAATACTGCAGCTCCATTCAATTGATTGGCAAATCCAGCAGCTGCCTGTGACCCAGATATATTAGCCACAACACTCGCAATATTGCTAACGCTCTGTATGGAACCTAATATATTGCTGATGTTCGAGTTAGGTAAATTAATCCTTGGCATTCCAGGTATCTTCGGTATCGGTATACTCTTGTTACCTGCAAATGCTGACTCACCCAATCCCTTCATCATACCTGCCACTGCCAATGCAGCACCAAAGCTACCTGTCAATGGTCCAAGTAAACTCTGTGCACCACCAGCAAGATTAGCCAATCCCTTTGCTCCACCCAGCGCACCTAATATGCCCTCTATCGGGTTGCCACCACTAAATGCACTCTCAAGCATCTGTTCCGCGCCAATTACTGTCTTGATGATATTCAATGCAATCGCAGGGTTTCTTGCAATACTTGTCAGTAAGTCCTGTTGGTTTGATGTCTTATACCTGCCTGAGTTTATCATCTGTGTCGCCAGAGCTATCTGGGATAATGGTGTGCTCGGTATTCTATTCGATATAGAACTTATCTGATTTGTTGCATGCGAAACGCTCTGTGCCGTGCTCGCCAGCTTTGTTGCAGTGCCAGCTAATGATACTAATGTGTTAAGATCCATTTTGCCACTGGCAATCTTCTGGAAATTAGATAATAATGAACCCGATACACCAAGAACATTCATCATGCCCTTTACTGCAGGTAATGCACTAACTAATGCACCTGCAACATTTCCTGGATCTACTTTGTTGATTGTATTGTGTATGTCACTACCATCAAACTGCGATGAACCAATGGTTGGCTTACTAACATGCAGCTGATCTTCCTTGGCAGTGTCCTCTGTCATTCTCTTGGTGGAAACGTCGTTCTTATCTTCGCCCTGCGTGTCTTTAGTGCGCGCTCCTTTGGGTAGATCATTATTGTCTGGTGTTACCTCTTCGCCGTCATTGCCCGCATCAGCACCAGAGCGTGTGAGTATACCAAATATGATAGGTATACTCTCTTCTGCATCTGCATAGAAGCCAACAACAATCGTGTCTTTCTTCAAACCAATCGGTGTGGTACCAACACCACTCCTACCAGCACCAGTTAATGGTCCACCAATAGGTAATAATGGCACAGCCCATGGAAGCTTCTCATCGGGTACATTCTTTTCATCGTCATGCTTACCAAAGATACGAATCTGTACACGACCAGACTCTGTTGTATCTTTCTTGCCCTGCTTGCCATCACCACGATTAACAATTTTGGCAACAAACCATTTGAAGTGTGAACCAAGAGCTCTTTCTGTCATGCGAAGCTATCCTCAAATGCACCCTTGACTAATTGCATCTCACAGGTATATCTTGGTCTCTCTCCTGGAGCTTTAATTCTGTGTCGGCAATTGAATACAAGGAACTTGCCCGACAATGCAGGATCAATTGTTGGTGCTGTGCTGAGTGATACCTTCTTCAATAGATTGGCATTTACTAATGCACCAACCTTCAATGCACTATCACCAACTGCTGTTACATTAACTCTGCTCGATGATATAGAGTCAGCATATGCAGTTTGTGCAGGTGATTGTTCGGGTATATATGACTTCTGATTGAGACCAATGTCTTTGTGGTTGTTGACAGGCAATACAGATATTCTGCTCGCCTCCTGAGAGTGTTTGTTCTTCAATGCACTGCTCGTTCTCTCACCATCACCACCCTTTTTAGTATCTTTATCAGGATCCTTGATGTCATTCTTTATCTTGTATTCACCAGTTGTGAAATTAAATGTTCTCACGCTCTGATTGAAGTAACCACGACTGATTGTCTCGCCTGCATTAACCTGCTGTGGTATATCAACAGCAAGAACAGCATTGCCCTTTGCACCAAAAAAGTCACCACCAGTTGCTGAATCTTGTACGAGATCCTTGATTACCTGTCCGTCTCTAAATAGCTTTTCAACTGTCGTGAAGTGATAACCGTCTTGATTCTCAAAGAATATAAAAGACGATGACTTATTCTGTTCAGATATGCTTCTGCGTCTGATAGTGTCTATAGCCTCGAATGGCTTTAACTTCGGCACAACGAAATTATGCAATCCTTTTGTCTCTTCAAGATCTATACTCTTTGAGCTACCAATAAAATTGTCAAAGATGTCTTTGATCATCTCAGAGAGTTGTTTTTTCTCATATGATTTAGAGATGTATTTGTTTCTTGCTTTATGTACTTCCTCAGAGCAGCAAGTCAGTATGTATGACTTGGCTTTCATAGCCTGAGTTGATTGTACCTTTTCAATTGAATTGACTACTAACTTATAATCAACAGTTGATGATCCAGGAGATTTGAATGCAATGTTTACTGCTTCACCACCAGCAATTTTACCTTCGCCAATGAAATCTTCTGGATCTAATAGGAATATCTTAGCCACAATTCCAGGCATGAGTAAACTCTCATAGACATCAAAAGTTATAAATGTTCTTTTGAAGTCTACTCCCTTTATTGTCAATTCAGCTACTAGTATGTCTCCTGGATTATACGCTGCCATTATTTACTAAGCAATCTCTTGAGTTGGAGTGCGGCAGTTGTGCCATATTCTTTATTCAAAGCTCTTATGCTCTGTTTATCTGTATTCTTTATATCTTCAACATCATAATAGGTAACTGGAGTCCAATAAACAAATTCCTCATCGGATATATTCTTTGCGATCAAATTCGCCTCTGATATATTTACAGAAACTTTATTTACTTCACCAGAAAGAGTTGCAGTAACACTACCATTACTATATGTATCAGTTGTACCGAATACCTGATGAATGCGTACAACGCTGCTATTAGAGAATAGCAACTGTCCGTTAGCTACAGGTAATTGATTTGAATATATTGTTACCTTCTCATCTAATGTAACATTGGCGCTAGCATCGACTGAATATTCCCATACCTGATTTGTATTGACGACCCAGTTTACCTCTCTACGCTTATACTCTAAAATGTTTCTACCTGCATAAATTGGCTCGTAGTATTTTTTTCTATAGTCAAGAGCTGCATTATATTCAGAGACAGAAATCCTTGCGGTATCATCATACCAATTATTGTTCCAGTATGCAACTCTGTTCTGGGCTTTTTCGACTGCTCCATATTTACTCTGTAAAAAATTGTTGAAGTCGTACTGATTGAGATTCCAATCGTAATATGGATCTACAACACCATTAGACAAATAAACTAACCATGATAGGTATGGATCGTTATACACAGCATTAGAAATATTGTCAGCTCTTTCGGAGTTGATCAATTCTAAATTATAAAAGTACTCTGGCTTGTTGTAAACTCTGTTTAAAAAACTTACACGTGCCATTATATTTTTGGCTTGATAACCATTATAAGTTATGGTTGGGAACTTCTTAAAATACTGTTCGCTCATGAGCTTCCCATACTTGATTTCAAGAAGTATTCGACTTCCTGTATTGTTACTTTAAAGTCAACTGCAGTCGGTCTACCATCTCTAAAGAATGATGGAGCTCCGTCTGGTGCAAAATTGAAAGCGCAATCTTTTATCACACCATACTTGAATGGATAAAGCTCTGCTCCTTTTGCAAAAATTTGACACTTAACTAAACTTGGCCAAGATAAAATTGCACCACCAACTCCCGAACTTCTATCTGGTGACATATGATATCTTGTCAAAGTTACCATATTAGCTATCTCTTGTGCTTCTTGATTGGTTTTTGGATATAATCTCCATGAAAAATTATATTGTTTATATTTCGGAGATTTAAACATAACTGTCAAAAATGGATTTAATGATAAACCAGTCATTGCTGATGCTATTGGTCCGAATGCACCACTTAACCCAGAAACTGTTTGATTCAAGGAAGCTGAAGTAATTCCTTTTAAAGCAGCCAGCGCTCCAACTCCAAGCATTCCGCCAATATCACCTTCAAGAGCTTCATTTGTGCCCGCAGATAAAACTGTATTCAATGGTTCATCAGAATAATTTGCACTATAATTATCAACTAAGTTATTTGGTATTGGAAGGCGCATCGATGCAAGACGATTTGCACTACCAATACTATTAAGATCTTCTCTTCTATATTGGTAAAAAACTATATTCATATAATATGAACTATTCAAATCTCCTGGAAAAGTATATTCGCCACCAGAATCAACATTAGCGATACCAATTTTTTGTTTGCCTTGGTCTATAAGTTCTGAAACTGTATCTCTAATTGACATATGAATATATCCTGCTAAATAACATATGATATTTATTAGTGTTCGATGGACCAATGACATATAAAGGTTATTTTAAACCCAAAAACCCAAAGAAATACAAAGGTGATCCTACGAATATTATTTATCGTTCTCGCTGGGAATGCCTTTTGATGAGCCGTTTTGATATTGATCCAAATGTTATTAGCTGGGGATCAGAGGAAGTTATCATACCATACCGTTCACCTATTGATAATCGAATGCATCGGTATTTTGTGGACTTTATTGCAACAATCATAAATAAAGATGGTATCAAAAAAACAGTATTGATTGAGGTAAAACCAGCAGCTCAAACTAAGCCACCAGTCGTCCAAAAAACAAAAAACAGACGATATATTACTGAGGTAATGACATGGGGCGTAAACGATGCTAAGTGGAAAGCTGCTAGAGAATACTGTTTAGATAAAGGTTGGGAATTTTTAATATTTACTGAAAAAGAATTAGGATTGAAATTTTAATGGCATATATCTTTCAAACATTAGCGAATAAAGGTACAACAGCTGGTGTTACCCAGAACTTTAGTAAGGAATCGATCAGCTGGTTCCGTCAAAATGCGGCTAACATTCGCTCTGTAAATGCACAGAGGATGATGACCGATAAGAACAATGCAACTAAAATTGTAACACCCCGTGATATCGGTAAGATGTTTATGTACTTCTATGATCCTAAATTCAAAGAAGTTCTCCCATACTACGACAAGTTTCCACTCATATTTTTGGTTAACGTAGACTCGCAGGGATTCGATGGAATCAACCTGCATTACATCTCTCCACAACTAAGAGCTCGGCTGATGGACTCTCTGTATTCTCTACTTAACAATACTAAATATGATAATACAACCAAGTTGAAGATATCTTATCAACTATTGAATAATGCAAGCAAGTTTAAATACTTTGCACCTTGTTATAAAAGATATTTGTTTAGTCATGTACAGAGTAATTTTATTAATGTACCTGTCACAAATTGGGACATGGCAGTGATGTTGCCGACCGAGCGATTCGCGAAGGCAAATAAGTCCAAGGTATTCAAAGAATCATTATCAACGGTAGGCTAAATGGCATTCGATATCAACGTATTTAAAGCAAAAGTTTCTGCTGAAGGTGGTATGCTCAAGGCGAATAGGTTCCTTGTGAATATAACTCCACCAAACGGTATGTTAAATGGTGGCGCAACAAAAACAGCTTCTATCATAGAATACTTTGCTGAAGCTTGTAGCCTTCCTGGTATATCATTACAAACATCTGAAATTAGAAGACAAGGCATTGGTAACTCAGAAAAAGCTGTATGGGGTGCATCGTTTACTGATTTAGATATAACATTTCGTATCGATCAAAAAACTCAGATCTGGAAGTTTTTTAAAGATTGGTTAGAAATGATTTATGCATTTGATATTAGTTCGGGCACTTTACATGAATTAGAATATAAAAATAACTTTACAACAACAATAACTGTATTCGTCTATGCAGAAAACTTTCCTGAAAAACCAATTATCACTGTTGACTTTCAAGATGCATTTCCAATATCATTACCAGATATATCATTAAATTGGGGAGCGACTGACGTTATCAATATGCCGATCCGTTTCAATTATAGATCTTGGAATGTAAAAGAGGATACAAATTTCAATGTTACTTTACCAAAAGTACAACAGAGAGTTGATAGAGAAGTAAACCCATCAGACATTTATCTTGGTCCTTCTGAAAATGCTATTCAGAGCGATATAAGAGGATCAATGAATCAATTTCAAAATATCTTTATAAGATTTTAACACAATGGAGTGAATTAGTATGGCATTACCTAAAATTATGTATCCGCAATTTGATATTCTGATACCTTCTAAAAATAAGAAAATGAAGTTTAGACAGTTACTAGTCAAAGAAGAAAAGATCCTTTTGACTGCAAAGTCGAGCGCCGAAGAATCCGATATTTTAACAGCAATCAATCAGGTTGTACAGAACTGTGCAATCGATGATTCTTTTGATGTAAACAAAATTGCTGTATTCGATTTAGAATATATTTTCATCAAGCTTCGTGGGCTTTCTATTTCAAATAAAGTTAATCTTACATTCAAAGATTTCGAAGATGAAAAACTCTATGAGTTTGAAGTCGATTTGGATAAGATCAAATTAGATATTCCAAAAAATGTTGAAAGCAAAATTATGGTCAATGACAAGCTTGGTATTGTCATGAAGTATCCATCTGCTAGCATCTATTCCGATAAACAGTTTTTTAAAAACAGCATGGATGATGCGACAGTTGAATTGGTCATACGTTGTATTGATAAAATTTTTGATGGTGATTCTGTGTATGATCCTACTTTGTTCACGAGAGAAGAAGTATTAGAATTTTTAGATAGTTTGGATGTAAAAACATTCACAAAGATTAGTGATTATTTGTCTAACGTACCAAAGGTTAACTATGAGATAAAGTATAAGAACTCTCTTGGTAATAATAGACAGATTGTTTTGAGTTCAATAAATGATTTTTTTACGTTGCGCTGAGTCATAATACACTAGAGAACTATTACAATATGATGTTTGCTATGGTTCAGCACCATAAATATTCTATAAAAGAAATTGAGGACATGGTACCTTTTGAGCGTGATTTATATTTTCAATTGTTGATGAGCTATCTCAATAAACTAGAGGAAAGACAAAGAAATGCCTAATTTTGGAACCATTGATCAAAACGCAGAACCAGTTGCCAAACCAGCAATGGATCAACTTCCACCTGCGACAAAAGGTGCTGCTGCCTCGTTTACAACAACATCAACATTCACATCATCACCATCTCCTGCTCCTCAATCTCAGCAGCTATCAGAAGCAGCACAGCTTGCTAAAATTGAATTAGAGAAACAGCAGTGGGAAAAAGAGAACGCCAAACAGGATGAGCATTGGATGAAGGCATACTGGAGACCAGCAATGGGTTGGCTCTATATGCTTATTTGTTTCTGTGACTTCGTTGGATTCCCAATCATAGCTATGTTTATGCCAGTATTCATTAAAGGATTACCATACGTTGCATGGAAATCAATCACACTTGACAATGGTGGTTTGATTCATCTTGCCTTCGGTGCTATCCTTGGTGTTACTGCATATGGTCGTACTCAAGAAAAGATAACAAAGTAAAATGGCAAAATTACCAAAACTATCACCATCAACAAAATCAAAAATTAAAGAGGGTGTTGGTGATTTTACCAAAAAAACTTTATCTAATGTAGGTTCTGCTGTATTAGCTGGACTAGGAACTGGCGGCTCATTCAATTTTGGTGCGGCAGATAGTGGCGCAGAAGATGCTATAGAATCTGGCAAACAAACTGGACCTACTGGTGATAAGAGTAAAGATGTAATAAATGCACTGCGTGATTTACAGAGTGATGTTAATAAACAATCTGCTGCTCTAAAAAAGAATAATGGTCTTTTAGCTAAACAAACTGATATATTGACAAAAGGATTCGAAGCTCTTATAGATTCTAATAATAAAAACATTGAACTTTTATCTCAAATGTCTGGTGGTGTTAGTTTAGGAGATTTGTTAAAATCTTCAGCGTCATCAGTATTACCTTCATTAGCTTCACCAGCGGCTGTAACTGCTATAGCTGCCATATCAGCTGCGGCTGCTTATGAATTATATAAATCTGGAAAAGAATATTTGGATATGCCAAATAGACCAGATTTTAAAAAACTGCAAGAAAAATCTGCTGGATTAACAGAACAAGAAGAAATAAATTCTGCTTGGACTTCCAGAGGAAAAACTATGGGTGGTTCAAAATCTTTACCTTCAGGAGCTGCTAGGGATGGTGAGTTAGAGCCAGGATATTCTGGTTTATCTGGTCAGGTATTACTAAATGCTATTGCTAATCCAGCAGGACCGTCATCTGCTGCTCCTGTAGCAACTACAGCTTCCCGTATCTGGACGCCAAAACAAGAAGCTCCGCCAGCTGGTGGTGCTGTTTCTATTGGTAGAAGCCCTAATGCCCCTGCTGGCGCTGCTGCTCCTGCTGCGACTGAAACTCAAAAAACTTATTATGATAAAATGTATAATGCGCTGTATGCAGCTGCAAAAGAAAAAGGTGTACCTAACCCAGAAGTTATTGCTCAATTAGGAGCAACACAAACTTCATTGGAAACTGGTTATGGTAGACATATGGTTGGAAATAATGCATTCGGTATTAAAGGTTCTGGTCAAAATTCTGTAAATGCTGGAACTCAAGAATTTGTTGGTGGTAAAATGGTTGGTATGAAACAAAGTTTCAGATCATATAATAATGTAACAGATTCCGCAGCAGATTATATTGATTTTCTACAAAAGAATCCAAGATATAAAGGTGTTCTTGCTGCGACAAATATTAACGAAGCTATCACAGCTCAATCTAAAACTGGTTATGCAACAGATCCAAATTATGGTTCTAAGTTAGCATCCATTAACACTAAAATGGGTGGTGGTGGAATGGGTGGTGGTGGAATGAGTGGTGGTGAAATGGTTGCAGGACGTTCTGGTGGTCAAGCAATTGCTGGTAATATGAATGGTATAAATCCAAAATTAGAAAATGCAGTTAACATGGCAGCTTCTGAATATTTCGATGCAACTGGCAGACGTATTCAAATTACTTCTGGTCTTAGAGATTCTAGTAAACAAGCGCAACTTTACCAAGCATACATTAGTGGAAAAAGTCCTTACCCAGCAGCAAGACCTGGAACAAGTAAACACGAAAAAGGCTTTGCTGTAGATATCAATAGCGCTGATGCAGCTGCTATGGATAAGATGGGAATTTTAGCAAAATATGGATTATCAAGACCAGTTCCAAACGACCCAGTTCATATTGAAATGGCAGGACTTGGTGGCGGTGGCGAATCTAGTGGCGGTGGCGGTGGTTATGCCGAAAAAGGTGGCGGTGAAGGCGGCGGAGGCGGTAGAGCTCCTGCAGCTGCAGCGGCTTCTGTTGCTCCTGCTGCAAGTTCTGGTGGTGCTGCTCTTTCTAAGAAAGAATCATCTACTCTAAAACAGGCAATGGCAGTTACTGATCCTCATGTAAAGTCAAGAGCAATGTTCCAAGCTGCTCAAGACGCAGAGGCACGTGGTGAAAACTCAACTGCCTTATTCTGGGCAGCAGATAAACAAAGACAATCTGAGTTAGCAAATCTTAGTAGTCAACCAAAAACTGCAGCAAGTAAACAGGCTGCAACAACTAAACAAGCTGCAAAAGTTGAAACTCCAAGTAAAGCATATGATATGTCTGATCCAAACCAATCAGCATATTCAGGCGACACTGGTACTTGGCAGAAAACAGATGTAACAACTAATCCCGACGCTGCTGCATACTCAGGCGATACTGGAACATGGACTTCAAGACCAGGAGCTGCTGCCGAAGCTGCACAACCAGCTGTTGGTTATGATAAACCATTTCCTACTGGAACATGGACTTCAAGACCAGGAGCTGCTGCCGAAGCTGCACAACCAGCTGTTGGTTATGATAAACCATTTCCTACTACATATCAAACATTACAAGCTGAAAGAGTAAGATCTAATACTGAATTAGCAAATGACTCTATTCGTGTTAAAATGTATGATCAAGATACAGAAGAAACTTATGGAGCTAATGCTACTGCTGGAAGAAATAAAATAGCAGAAGATCAAGCTAAAATGGCTGCAATTTCTTCTGGCGAGCAAACACCAGCACAAGTTAGAGGCTCGATGCGCCAAGCAGCTGCTGGAATTCAAGGAACACCAGCGGATCTTGGGCGTCAGGCTATCCAAAAGTCTCAAGATACAGAGCCAGGATATTCTGGGGCATCTGGTCAAACATTACAAAATGCTATCAATACCCCTGCTGAATCAAGTTCAGATAATAGTCAATCATCAATTAAACCAGAAGATACTTCAATTGGTGCGCAAGAGTTTAATAGAATATTTGGTAACTTCTATAACGCAACAGCAGGTTGGTAATAAGAAAAAGGGGAGCCGAAGCTCCCCAATTCTTTAGCCAGCAAGTTTCTTAAAGAACTCAATTGACTCATCATCATCTTCATCAGCAGCAGAGAACGATGGAGCAGCTGCTGTTTTGATCTTAGGTGCAGGAGCTTCAGCCCATGGAGCTCCATCATCACTATCAGCAATAGCTGCCTTAGCACGAGCAGTCGCAGGTGAACCATCAAGACCAAGAACCTTGTTAAACTTCGCCTTCAATTCATCATAGGACTTAAAGTTGCTAGGAGCAAGGAATTCTTGAAGTGAGTTACACTTCTTCCAAATTGATTCCATTTCAGAGTCATCACTTGAAAGAGGACCAGCCGAAGAAAACTCTGACTTGTCATAGTTACGATAGCCATCAACATTACGAATCTTCAACTTGAAGTTAGCACCAGTCCAAAGATCGAATGGGTTCACAGGAGCTTCATCAGCAAACTGAGGATTCATTGCCTCATTGAGCTTATCAAATACCTTCTTACCGTACTTGAACAGGAACACCTTACCTTCATTTTCAGGATTCTGTTGATCAGTGATCACATAGACATTAGAGATATAAACTAGCTTACGCTTTTGTTTACGAGCAACTTCCTTATCGGATTCAAGACCAGAATTCCAAAGTTGAGTATTGTACTCACCAACTGGATCTTGCTTACCAATAGTTGTCAAAGAGTTTTCAATATACCAAGACCCAGTCGGACCCTTGAAACCATGATTAAACATACGAATGAACGGAACATCTTCTTCACCAGGAGCTGGAAGGAAACGAATAACTGCATATCCATTACCTGCCTTATCGACATTAGGATACCAGAAACGATCATCGGATGATTTGTCTTGATTTGTATTGAACTTGTTTAGTTCTGCTGTAAGTTGCTCAAGGGACTTCTTACCAGACATAGCTTTGAGTTTTGAAAAATCAGTCATAGTATTCTCCGTATTGTTTGTATTAATGAAAGGGCAATATCAACGCCCAACTTATTTAGTATAGCCCTATTCAATGAATTTGTCAAGGAGAATCTTTTTTATTTTCTCTTGATCATATTTCAGGAATGGTCTATACTTTATGATCTTATCTGCAGTTTCTTCCCAAACAGGATCATAGCTCATCTTATTGTTCCAGTAAGGCATACACTTAACTGTATCAACAAGTATGATTAGTGTTTCTAAACAAATCTCTTTGCTCAGATATAATCTTAGTAAATAAGGATGATTTGATTTGACTTTAAAGTTATCATCAAAGTTATCTAACAGATTGGAACATTCGTTCTTAAAATTATAAGAAAGAGACTGTACTCTTTTTGCCCAATGTTGATATATCTCTTCGGCATTCTGTGAGTATGCAATATCCTTTATCCAAACTTTGTTATTCTCTAACAAATTGGATAGGATATAGTTTTTTGGATCAGAATGCTTTGCTACTTTTTGAAAGAACAGTTTATCCTTACGAGATTCGAAGCTCTGAAAGGTAACTCTGGTCTTTCCGTTATACTTGAAGTAATCATAATTTTTCTGAGTAAAATGGTTCTTCAGAGCCATATACTCTTTGAAACATTCAAAGGCAGACATTGTGTTATCACTCATATAATGTTATATTTTGTCTTTTTCATATTGTAAAAATTTAAGGTATAACCCTTTCTCACGACCATGGGCTTCTATCTCCCATGGCTGATCCCAGTAATCAACTTTGTTATCGTCTATAATGGAACCTTTGAATTTAACTCGAGTGCCATAGACAAAGTCTTTCAATTCGCCTTTAGCGTATTGTTTGACATGAACCATTTCATGCGCTAAAACGATTAACATATTACGCTTACCCAAATTGGGGTCCATAGATATGGTAAAATCTCGGCTTTTAGAAGAGCTATCGTTCCAATCAACGCAACCATATAGATTATCTTTAGTTAAAGTGGGATCGAATTCTAGTAGAATTTCTATTTTGTTATAGATACGGTCAGTTAATAACTTTCTACCATACCACTTGATCGCATCTTTGCAGAGCTTCAGCGGGACTTTTTTGGGCTTTCCTTTTGTACTTAGGTACATATTTTTGCTCCAATAGTTGTCCCTCTATTTATTAGACTGGCAACCTTGCTATGCGCTTTAACACATTTAAATTTTCAGCCTCTTCTTGAATTTTTGACCTTAGAACGACATCTTTTTTAATAAGAGATGCAGCGAATTCTACCTCGAATTTGTTTTTTTCGCACCAATGTACTACTGCATCGATATATTCTAAATTTTTAGATCTACAAAGATGTTCTATCTCATCAACAAAGCTTTTGTTAGTCAGATTCAGCAATTTCAAATCCTCTAATTAATCTTATACCAAGATCCACAAAAAAACCCATAAGATATAAGCTTATTAAAATACCAAAAAACTCCACTGGACTAGGAAAATTAGATAAGTATAAAGCTCCATAGATACAAAACTGAGCTATAACTATCAACATTACACCCAAAGGAATATCGCGAAATTTATTTGTTTCCATATGTACTCCTGAAATGGCGATCTCTGAGGGATTCGAACCCCCGACTCACGGAGTAGAAATCCGTTGCTCTATCCAGCTGAGCTAAGAGACCAAATTTTTAAGATTATTTTTCGTGTCTGCAACCACCGACACATTCCCAATCGTCACATTTATCCCGCCAATTACCAGCTGGGCATTTTTCTTTTAAATCTAAAAGATTTTCGTGACCAAAATAGCGGCAATAGAAATAATCACCATAGGAATCGATTTCTTCTTGTGGATATCCATTTTCAACTAACCAAGCTACCATATTTTCTGGTTTTGGATTTGGAAGTGGTTTGGGAAACCCATACTTCCAACCAAAAGGTGGATCGACCATTAGAATAGATTTATTAGTCATGATGTCGCCTTCATAAGGATAGTATTTTCATTGAGACGATATTGTAGAGCTTTATCAGTTTTCAATTCTTCCATCAACTTCTTTAATACTATTTTACCGCCATTCTGCAATTTGTCAAGCACTATTTCTGGTTTACGTCCACAACCTTTACTGAAAGAATTGTTTTCATCATAACCAATAATCGATGTTCCCTTGATTTGTAAGCCACCACGATCGATAGCACGGAAAACTGATACTACCTTATACTTAGTGTTGAAAGTCCATAATTCTTGACAACCAATAACCTTTTCTGGATTAATAGAAGCAATTTTATACTCTTTACTTTCTTTCTGAAACTTCAAATTCTTTAGTTTCTTTTCAACAGAAACAGTGCGAGGCTTACGTGGTGCACGAGTTTTCTTGGTTACATTGCTGTATCGTTCGGCGTCTTGAATCAACTTGTTGAAAAACTCAACACGATCCCTCAATTGTTTTTTGGTCAGGTATGAATAAGCTTCCTTGAGCTGTTCGTCTTTACCTTCCAATGCTTCGATTAACTCAGCCAGCCATTTAGAATACTTGGCTACTATAGAAGAACAATAAGCTGCAGGTATCTGATTAGCCTTCAGCCAATCATATAGATTGAAGCTATCCTTTGTGCCACAATCTGTATCATCGATCATGCCTTCGATTTCACCAATGATCTCGCTCTGGCGCTCACGCATACGCTCTTGGATTGATACAACTTGTGTTGGGGTTTCTTCTGACTTTGGTTCTTCCTTCGTTGCACGAGAAAGCATTTCAGTAATCTTGTTTTCAACAAATGGTCGTGCATTTTCTGGTAACTCATAACCTTTGTTGATTAGACGACATGCCCAAGCAGCAGTTGTTACGATCCATGTATCGGAAACATGCTTTAACTTCTTGGCTTCTGCCAATCGGTTGGTGTTTCTTAAATATGTTTCGATATATTCACGAGCATCATTTGTACTGCACATATAGTTATACCAACTAAGAGCATTTGCATATTCTACCTGAGTCACAGGCTTGGTAAAAACTGGTTCGTCGCCCAAATACTTTAGATTGAAAATGTATGATTCACTACGAGTTACGCGAGTCTTTTTTGCCTTCTTAGATATTAATGGTGCGCGACGAGCCATTACGAAGCCTCCGCCATTTCGATTGCGAGCTCGAGTGCTTTGGTCTTAACACCTTTATGATAGCCGTACCAAGCAGAAGTCAAACGTGTATCAGCGGAACGACCAGCAAGATGGTCGGTAAGATATGTTACAGCGTTGAATGGTTGCCACCAAGTTCCCTTGGCAAAATCAGCTCCAGGTTGATTGTCCATAATGTCCAGAGCAATCTGAGCATTCTTGGAAACTTCCTTCTTCTTCTTTTCGTTTGAACCAGTAACAGGGAACACGCGAGTAAAGTACTCGACGATATCTTCATTCTTAGCCTTCTTAGAACCAAGGAAGTAAGCCATTTCCTTATACTGTGAAAGCTTATCCTTCGCGAGACCAAGCATGCCCTTTACATTATCGGGATTGAATACCTGACGATGGGAAATCTTAGCCATACGTTCAACAGAAGAACTTAGTGAAAGCGTAAGAGTGTTATTACACACGACACGGATCGGTGTGAACCTTACGTCAGTTGAGAACCCATACTTATGGAAGTTGGAGAATAAAAGATAAGAATCAATTTGATCACCCTTAAAGAGCTCAAATGATTCCTTAACCTTTGCCAATCCCCAAACAATTTGACCATCGCGTAGCGAACCAGCAGTATTCATTTCCATGTCACCAGCAGCAACAAATTCGTTGAAGAATTCAAATGCAGTCTCGTTCTGAACAGGGTTCCAGTCATCAGAAACAACATCGAGAATCTTGTCGTCAAAAGAACGAACAAGAGCCGACTGACCGATAGCAACATTCTTGCCACCAACCTTAGCATAGGCAGGAACCTTTTCTACCGTCCAATCAAGACCAGCAACTTCCAGCATCTGCTGAGGTGTCAGGTCAGCAGGAACTTTCGTACCAAGACCATGCCATGGAGTATCACCAGCGTAAGCCATCTGAGCTTTACCATTCACCGACTCAATCATATGTGCCATTTTAGTTATCCTTCACTTTCGAACCATCATAATATATTATACGTTTGTTTTTGATAAAAGTCAACCAGTTTATGCGTCTTCACGAATAAACTTTGGGCAAACTTCAATCAGCCGCTCATCACGCAGGATTGAGTCGACTTCTTCACGAGCAAGTTGTGGATTAAAGTCAGCGACGCCTTCAGAAGTATCACGCTTCGCAACACGATCACCATAATCACGACGAACAACTTTGCGTGTTTTTTCAGAAACTTCACGAAGGCGAGCGAGATTGGCTTCCTTGATTTTAGCAATTTCATCAGCGGACTTTTCGATGACTTTCTTAACTTCTTTGGTCTTAGCAACCTTGACCTTAACTGTTGTTTCAAGGACGCCAGGAGCAACGCCCTCCCTCACAGCCCAACGGTACCAAACCTTACCGTAACCTTCCTTACAAGGAAGTTGAGTTTCAATAATTCGAGAAACCTCAGCCATCGGGCGCGAGGAATTCTTAGTCATGATTTCAATAACCTTGGCTGTTTTAGTAACCTTAACCATAATAACCTCTTTATTTTTAGGGGAATATTCCCGTTTCATCATCCTACTATTAGATTGTACCGCTCTTTTGGATTCAAAACAACACTTTTCTTCATCTTTTTTCAATTTTTTTTCTTGCTTATTTTTCAGTGACTTAGCTACACCTGAAAAAATACCCTTCGAATACAATGACTTAGCCGTAACCACGTGGGAGCAGTTTCGGCGGTAGCCGAACCCAGTACAGCTACAGCTCCAAATCCCTCGGGTATTCGTTACAGTATAGCTTCCCTTATCGCCCTCGATAGCGTAAACCGAGCTCTCGGGCTTCTCGGGAGCCTCTGGAGCGCCCTCGAGACCGTCTAGGGAGGCTCTCTCGATTACCCGAAACGGGAAGCTAGGATTACCCGTAGAAAGGCAAATATCACCCTCGGGAACCCACCTAGGATTAGGAACGATCGTTCCACTATAGGAAACGTATTCTTCTACTAAAAAAGCGTAGCTAGACCGTTGTTTCCAAAGTGGATTTTTCGCCCGAATAGTAACTTTTTCACCTATATTCATCATCATATTACCATTATACGCGAAGCCTAATAAAAAGTCAACCGAATATTTGTAATACCTTTTTTACGAAAGTATCCTTAGATTTTACGAATACTTGTGGCTCTTGGTCGTCAACGGCGATAAGAATAACAATTTGAGGAACCTCAATACCAGTTCGTTCTTCGAACATCAATGCATAAGTTGTTGCTTGAAGGAAATAGTTCTCAATCCATTCTTCTTTCTTTTCTTTACGAGATGTTTTGAAGTCAATGATTGAAGGAATACCATTCCATTCAGCAATACAATCAGCAGTACCAGCTGCTTTCAATTTATAAGAAAACAATCGAGCTTCAATTCCATAGATATTATCTAGGCAACCATCAATGTATGGACGAATTTGTTTAAATGTAAACACATTCACTGGCATTGTATTCGGTAGCATTTTTTCTTCATTTAGAAGATAATGCTCGCAAATCGAATGTAGCGCTGTTCCGCGATTGGCTGCTTGAGTTGAAATTTTATTCGCTTCAGCTTCACCAACCTTAGCACGCCATTCATACAATGCAGTTTTATCTGATGCGTCGCTGATAGCAGTTGTAACAGATTTGGCAAGCGAACCATCTGGTAATTGATAGTATCGCTTGCCTTCTATAACAACTCTCGGTAATTCTTCAAACTCAAAAAATTTATGATTGAAAAATTTACGCGACGATTTTGAGTCTGTCTTTTGCAATAATATATTCCTTCACCATTGCCGAGCGAACAATATCGTGCTCAGTAAAGTCGATATATTCAAATGATTTCATTCTATTGAGAATTTTCATAAAATCAATTAAACCATTTTTTTCATGATCACGAGTAAAGTCAGACTGTCTGAAGTCACCACAGAATATAATCCTACAATTTTTACCCACACGAGTGATAACTGAATCAAGTTCATGTAGAGTCATATTGGCTATTTCATCAACAACAATAATACAATCATTGAGAGTAATGCCACGTATGAAGCTAGTACTGATAAACTCCACCAGTCCTTTTTGTTTGAGGTATTGATATGCATCTCCTCTGTTAAAGAGCTCTGTGAAAATTGCTTGATAGGGGGCTTCATAGACTTTTGATTTTTCTGCATTGCTTCCTGGAAGGAATCCCATATCTCTTGTTGGGACGGCAGATCTAACGATGACAAGTTTTTTGTATCTACCTGCATCTGATAATACGGATTGAATAGCGAGGTATATGGATAGGAAGCTTTTTCCAGTGCCTGCAATGCCGTGGAGGAGTAGGTTTTTTCCATCATGATATTTTTCGAAAGTCAATCTTTGGTTTTCAGTTAGTGGTTCTATTGCTCGTAATTGAAAATTTAATCTTAAAAGATTTTCTTCACCATGGGTTGGTTGTTGATACTGTTGAACTCTGCGCTGTTTTCTTGTCATTCTTTTTGTTGTCATTAAATCCACTTTTCAAAAAGTGTTAATGGTGCTTCGTGTTATACCCTTGTTGTGTTTTTTCTTCATATCTTTTAATAGATCACGAAAACCATTATCTGGTTTACCCATACCTCTACCTGAAGAAATCATTGGAGCGCCATTAACGAGTTGAGTGATATTAGGGTTTTCTTTTAAATACAAGTCAAGAGCTGAGATACTCATGAATTCCTCGAACTCTTTACCAGTATCAGTATTTAGGAATTTATACGTTGGCATTATTCGCCACCTTTAATAACTTCATCAGCCCAAATTTCATCTTCAATATCCTCTGGATCAACACCATCTTCTGCAACAAGAGCAGAAATATCCATAGTGCGTAAAGCTCTATCGGTTCGACGCTTATTTTTACGTTCTAGATAAGTGCTACGATTATCATACACTTCAACATCATCATATGAATATTCGTTTTTACGAAACTTTTTAAGATTTGATTTGCTCATCTGGTAGTAATCCTGGAAATGCCTCTTTTACAATATCTGCGGTGATACCTTTGTATGGTAACTTTTTGTCTTTAATTGAACAAAGAAGTTTAGCGTCTTCTGGCGCAACTGCCTCGAGCATCTCAACAAAAAGAGTTTCTCTTCTAAGTTGTTTTAATCCTGGGTTGCCACCTTCAATGAAATGCACTAGACGGCGACATTCACGAATTAAAACATTTTCTTGATCTTGAAGTTCTGAAGGTTTGTACGGTGGAATCCCTTCTGGTAATGACCACTTAATTCTCGGATCAAAAACGCCCTGCAAAATAGACCTTATAACAAAAGAATTATTGTGTTGTAAAGCTGCTATCTTTTCTTCTTTCTTTTTTAGTTTACTGACTTTCTCGAGAAATTCAGCAACTCCTATCCTCATCCCCATTAAAATTCTCCGATATGTTCCATAAGATTTTTTAATCTATTATCTATAAAATAATTAAACAATTTCTCTTTAGTTTTATTTACTTGTGATTCATATGAACCAATGATTGCATTTTTAATTTCCGCTGGTATCATACTTAGATCAATCAATTGTTTATTTCTCGAATAATTACGTTCAATTACAGCATCAGTAAACTTTTCATTTTGTAAAAGTAAATTAGCAATTTTCTTTGCTGTTAACGGTTTCTGTCGTTCGCCGATAACAAGACAATTATCAGGAGAGAGTACATTAGGTATTCCATCTCCAGAGTCTCCCTTTAGAACATGCTCTTCAAGATAACGCTTTGGGTTATCATTTGTAATCCACTTTTTACGAACAGGATCATATTGTTTAACATGAGAATGTACATGGAGTTGAATGAAGTCTTTATCACCAGAAAGAATAAGAATATCTTCTGAGTTAAATTGTCCATAACTTTCAACAAGAGTTGCAATAATATCATCCGCTTCGGCAG